ATCCCCAAATTCTTTAGCTAAGAATTGGTGAGTTTCACCATCAGCAGTGGTATATTTATACCATGCTCCTCCTTGTTTTACAACACCATATTCTTTAAGTAATTTTAAAGTACCAAAAACATCATCAATCCCAGAATCATAAAATACACTATAACGTACTTTTCGGTTAGGGGGGCCTAGGCGGTTTTTAACAACTACGCATTCTACTTCTTGACCAACTACTGTATCAACTCCATTGACTTTTTCTTTAATTTTACCTACTCCTTTAAGTCGTAAGCGAACTGAAGCGTGGAATTGTAGGGCTTTTCCTCCTGATGTTGTGTATTGATCACCAAATGGCATAGCATTTAGTTTTTGACGTAACTGATTTGTGAATACACACAGGATTTTTTGCTTTCCTATCAGATTAGTAATCTTACGCATTGATTTAGACATAATAATGGCTTTTGCCGTTGCATATCCATCTTTATCATAATCAGCAGCAGATTCAATCTTAGTAGTAGCGGCGGCAACACTATCAACAACAATTGTAACTAATTTATCTTTGTTTTTTTCGCGAATTTTAACGATGATGTCTTCCATAGCTTCAAAAACATCCTCAATAGTATCAAGAGGAATATAAAGCATACTATCAACATCAACTCCTATGGCGGTTAAAAACTGAGCATCAAGTGATGACTCAGTGTCAATATAAATTGCTACACCATCTTGTTTTTGTGTAGAAGCTATAACGTGAGCGGCAAGGAGGGATTTACCGCTTTGCTCTAGGCCCGTAATCTCAACAATTTTACTAACAGGCAAACCCCCATTTGGTCTGTTAGAAATCGCCAGATCCAAAGGTGTGCATCCAGTAGATACCCACGATGTAACATCTGTTGGTGATTCTTCTCCCCCATTGAGGAAATAGGCAACTTGATTATATTCTTTACTGAATTTTTTATTTAGCGATACTGCTAGTTCTTCAGTAAGACTTCCTCCTTCTGGGAGCGAATTGTTGGATTTTTTTCTCGCCATATTAACCGAATAAATCGTCTATTTTAGAGTCGATGTCAACTTTTTCCTTTGCAGGAGGGGTAACCTCAACTGTTTCGTTTTCTTCACTTGGAGCCAAGTACTTTTGAAGAGCATCCTTCATTTCATCAAATGAGAACTTAGTAAATAATTCCTTAATATCTTTTTGGTTATCAAGATATCCTTCAGCTGCACTACCATCTGTTGAAAGTGGTGATTGTACTGGCTTAACACGAACTGTTGTTGTATCAAACATTTTACCTGTCTCAGCTGCTGGGATTACTTCAACTGTGATGTCTCGGCCGGCTGCAATATCTGTAATATCGCCATAATCTTCATCCATCATAACACCTAAAAGTTCAGTGTATACCATTTTACCAAACTCCCAGAATCGAACGCCTTTATCTTCCTCACCACGTACAAGTACAGGAGCGAAAATACGCATTTTAGGATAGAGCTTCTTAGCTAACTCTACATTATCTGGTTCATTTGACTTACGGAGCTGGGAAGCAAATTCTAAAATTGGATCAGACTCATCAAAGTTTGAGAGTGACATCATTCGGGGTTTACCAATACCGAAATAAAAGTATAATTCAGTGAAGGGCACATCTTTATTGTGCTTATAAGGTACAATACGTACTATTGATTTTTCTCCACTTGGTGGTTTCCAAAAATTCTTTCTAAATTCACCACCTGATTTTCCGTTGGACTTGTTTTGTAAGCGGTCCATGCGCTTTCTGATTTCGTCTAGATTCATGATCTTTTAATTTTGGGTAAATATAATAACCCAAGTCAGTGAATCCAAATTTTACCAGAAGGCTTTTTAATCTACTTCAATAATTTTCTTAAGTCGAGTTCTTACTTTTTTAAATCCCCCAGGGCGCGTTAGGAGGAGACAATTTCTAAATTTTGTCCAATCAACTTGGTATGAGGTATCTAATTCACCATAATTCATATAACGAATTACTTCATTTAAAGCATTAATCGTATATAAAGTATTAGTTTGTTTCTTTCTATGTACTAAAATAGTATTAGGTAACTGTAAGTTGTAGACGGGACCGTCTATATTATAGGTTAACATTGTTTTATCGTCATCTAAGGCAACTAGAACAAAAATCTTATTAAATAATATATCGTGCTCCTCTAAAATTCTATCTACAACTTCATTTACCCCTTCATCTTGAAGGAAGGTGCAATAAAGTTTATTGTTCATTTTGGATGTATTGTGTTATTCCACAATAAATATCAAAGGGCCTCAAGGGAAGCGTACGTATATCCTTTCTTTAACTTTATGGGGAAATCTGATGAAATTATGTCTCTAAGGGATTGAAAGAGTTCCTTACCATCTTCCAACGAAAAATCAAATAGCATAGAGTCATACACATATAACACCATTTTTGTTTGCTTACCTTCTAAAAGCTTAAATACTCGCGATAACAAAGTGATATTATACTCAGTTTCAAATGCTTGAATATAATAGTTAAATAATTTTTGTGGTGTTATATTCTTATAATTACCCTTTAAAAGTTTACGCCTCGCAATTACAGTTTTAACGTATCCATTAGTATTAAATTCGTGCCACAATGAATCTATAAACTTTTGTGTTTTATTAAAGTACTCGTGTTTAAGGTATTTTTTATTTATACCTCCATACATTTGTTGGAACGTTAATTCTTTACTCTTTTTATACATTTCATCACTAATCTCAGCTGTTTCAAAATACATTTGAGCTAGTTGTGTATGTACAGACTCACTTTTATCAATATGGTGTCCTACAAAACGTGCTATAATACGGGGGTGATACCCCTCGTAATCCATTTCAATTAATGTATCGTTATCAGCTTCAAAACTATCTCGCTCACCACTATCGTGTTTTAGAGCTGAGAAATTAATGCTATTAAAGTTGTTTGTAGGGCGTCCTGTTGTTGTACAAAAATTATACCATCCATAAGCTTTATTTTCGTTGATGCTAAATTTTTCATTGATGTCAAAGTGTTTTTTAAATGTAGGGTTAATTTTAAATCCCTCACTTACCATTTTGGCTAATGTGGGCGTAAGGATTTCATTATACCACTTGTTTGATTCTTCTTCCTTAAAGTTGTTTATATATGGGTATAACGCATCAAATTCTTGTGTCAACGCCTCGTGGTGTTTTGCAATTGGAATTATTTTATTCGCGTTATATGCGCCATATTTACGCTCAAAATATGTGTGAGCGCCCGTTTTTGGTAATGAATCTAACGGTTCGTTTTTTATTAAAAAATATATGGATTGTATATCCGTATAAGGGAGTGTGGGGATGTATAGTAAAGCTTTAGTTTTTTCTTTAACGAATATATTCGTATAAGATTCCAAATATTTTAATGGTAAGCTGAGCTCAAATGCCTCGGGATGGTTTATGTTAATAATGAATCCCTTCTCCTTACTAAATGAATAAATGTACAACGCACACAGTGATTGTAATTTAGGATGAGTTTCATCATTGTTGGTAATAAATTGAAGGTAGCATTCGCTACCCTCATCTTTAAAAAACCTATCTAATTGCTCTTGTGTTTCTATAAGGTAGTACATACCCTAAGTATACAAAATATTTAATTAATATCCACTTCCCCCACCATAAGAGGGGGTTGGTGTTGGTTGTGGGGTTGGAGTTAAAGGTTGGTTATCGGATATTATAGGGCGATTAAATGTTAATGATGAATGGAGTTCATCTATGTGAAAGGCTCCTTCCATTGGTCCATTTTCGGGATGAATATGGTATTTTGCTCCTTCAGGGTAAGGAGTACCATTTAAATAAAATAATTCATCTTTTTTAGCTATAAGATCTTCTTGTGAGTTTCTTAGAAATTGAGAAGTATCATTAAAGAAAAACCTAATACCAGGAAAATTTTTTTCTAACCTTAAAACATTTTCATTATTTGTTTTACTATCTGTAAGAGACCATATTATAAGTCCTCCTAAATATAAAACACTATCTAGTTGTTTTGAATTTAGTTGAGTAAAACTTTCTTCACTTATTTCATAAAAGCCTGATTTACTGTTTTTTCTTTTACAAAAGTATCTCTTAATATAACCTTTATCATAATCTTCCTGACCAGGAAATATTGTTGTAGATGGGGGTGCTTTACGTTGTAAGGAACTTTTATATCTTTGGGGTTTTAAAGAATGGTATACTTGAGCATCAAATTTACGACTTAAATTTCCACTACCCTGATCTATTTTTTGGAGGCGGTTACCTAAGTTACCTATAGATTTACCTGCATAGTAATTATTTCCAGTTTTAATATAATCTCCCCTATATTCCTTTTTAGTTTTAGGATTATATAGTTCTTTTCCATTAGTATGGAGAATTTCATATCTATTTTTTGGAATAAAAGCCATTATTGATTATTTAAATTAAATACTCTTTCAGTAACACCCTCATCAGTAGTTTGAATTACGTCTACCCTAACCCAAAACTCTTCCCCTTCATCTACATTAATAAAGTCTAAACTAGATTCATCAATAGCAATTTCTTCTAATGCTCTACTAGCCCTAAATTTATACCATAAAGCTACATCATCTTCTCTTTCTTGAATAAATTGTTCAGTAACAGTTCCCAATAATAATCCTCTATTACCCGCGGGCACAATTGCTACTACATTATCATCAATATCAAACCAACCCACATCATTATCTACCTCTTGACTAGTTCTAATATTTGTAGGACTGCCATTAATTTTTAAGTAAATAGAATCACCAATACCTATATTATCAATATCATCAGGAATAGATGTTTGTTCAGCATCTATTTCAAGATTTTCATTACCTCTTAATTCATCATTAATATAAACTCCTTCTCTTTCATCAAAATCATTATTATCAGGCCTTTCTTTACCAAAATTTAAACTAGGTAATAATATCATTTTACCACTTATATCAGTAGTCCAATCTTGTCCTGCTGTAATTTTTTGGCTTTCACCAAAAACTACAAAACCTACCTCAGCTCTACCTTTAAGTGATTGGGTACTTTCATTTTTCCTATAAGCACGGGGTAATCTACTTTCATCTATTTTAAAAACATTACCTATAATTATTCCTGCTATACCATCAAAAGTCATACTAAATTCTAAAGGTATAACAGTCGATGTATTGACTTCTCTATCTCTAATATTAGTTTCCTGCATTATAAGTGTTTGGAGTCTTTTTAAAGTAGTAGTTAAGTCATCTATTTTATCCCCTGCATCTTCTATGTTATAATTTTCATATCCATTGATTATTTGGAAATAAGTAGCTTTGAGTTTTTTATATTGTCTATTTAATTTTTGCCTTTCTTGAATCAATTTTCCTAAGGGATTATCAATAGCTTCAGTTGATTCTTCGGCAAATATTCTTGATTGGTTTTGTTTTTGAAATAGCCTATTTCTAATAGCTCTATTAAATGCGTTAAAAGAAACATCTTCTAAATCTTGAGGATTTCCAGGATCTTGAGCATGTACCGCTATTGTAGATTTTAAAGCATCTGGTACCTTAGCTTCTAAGTTATAAGATCTAACAATACTATCGTTTGATTGTACAGGAACCGTGTATATCCCAGGATTTTCTTGAATGCCCTTTACATCATTATTATCCACAGGTAAGTCCATTATATAAACTTGATTAGGATATTCATCATCTATTTTCATAATAAAATTATGCATTGGGCATACTGTATTTATGTCATCCCATAATTTTTTTATAAAACTACCTAGATCTGGTTCATCTTTATCTCGTATAGTAGCATCATAAACTTTTAATAAATGTCTAATATTAATATAAATCCCACCTATGGGGTTTTTTACTTTTCCTTCAGGAGGTAAAATTTGGGTTGTAGTAGTTCCTCCAGAAGCTCCATCTCTCCAAAGCCTTCTCCAATTTCTTCCACCTAATCTCCATAAAGATTCTCCTACATCTTGTACGGCCTCACCAAAAGATTCAGCAGTATCACTTAGATCTTCATCTAAAAATGAGTGGGGTAATATACATACCGTAGGATCACAGCTTATATCTAGTTGGGCTTTATTATCTATCCCTTTATAATCTACGTACTGTAGTGCTTCTGTTATAACCCCTCCCGCTACATTTCTAAGTCTACTAGTAACTATTTCAGTTGTTCCTTCACCCTCAGGGGTATCTGGGATTTTAGGTATAGCAAACTCATTTAATAAAAAAGCTAATAGGTCCCATTTAATATAAGATGTATTTATGAAAGCATTAAGGGCTGCTGATTCTATATTTGAGTCTTTTTTTAAAATAAAATTAGCTAAAAGGGCATCTTCAAGGGTATTATCAGTAGGGTTTGTAAGTTCTAAAAATTCTTTAGAAATATAATTAATAAAAGCCTCAGTAACTTCACTTGAATTATCTATATCATTAAATAATCCTTCCTTTTCTACTTTAGAAGTATCTATGTCTTCAGCATACTTTAAAAGTAAAAGTATAATTGCTTTTACAGCATCAGGGTTTTTAATTTCTTCATCGGTTTCATCAAAAACAAACTCAGCTGATAAATTGGGGATTCCTGGGATCTTAAAGGGTACTACTTTTAAACTATTAAGAGCTTCACCCATAGAAGTTAATTCAGCAAAACAATCAAACCCCCCATCTTCTCTTGCCTGAAAACCAAAGTTAGATATAAAACCTAAAAAAGCGTCAGCATTACCATCTGATTCAGATCTTAACTTATAGATAGCTTCATATATAGAAGCTTGATCTATATTATCGCTAAATAAACTATTACTTTTTTTACTTAATATATTTTCTATACTTAAATTTTGGGGGGTTATTTCCCCATTATTATTAATAAAGGGATCCCAACCCCATTCTACTACTATTGGATATCCGGGCCTTAAATAAAGCAACTCTAAAACTTCTAATTGTCTAAGATTATGGACTGA